TCGATACAAAGATTTTATCTCAACAGACTTAACATGATTCCATGAACAAAAATCTCCCCATACGACGATTCCTTCCTCATTCATATAAAGGGCAGGAACTTTTTGTCTTTCTAACATACTAATGTGTATTAAAGCAATAACCAAAAAAACTAAAATACAAACTGATAATATGAATAAAAACGAGCCTGGTTTTTCCATTTTTAATGGTATAATAAAAAAAATGATACAAAAAAAACCACCGATTTTTAATCCAAGATTTTGAACCTCATCATTCCACCAAAACTCGGTCCCATCATTTCCAAACTTCTGCATATCATGTCCTCCGAACAATTTGTTCTTTGGAATAATTATATCCTATTTTTCTTCTTTTTGCCACTCTATAAGCTCTTCCAATACAATCTGGGTGGAGGCCAGGATAAATGCCTTCTCTCCTTCCGGAAGCCGAAGGATTTCTGAAGGCATTTTCCCTTGATTTTGCCAGATATAATGTAATTTTTCAGCTAATGGACTGGCCTTGATCAGTTTTTTGCGTATTCCTCTTCGGTCATTTCGGTATCATAAAACCCGCTGAGTTTATCAATATCTGCATCAATCTTGTCCTTTTCTCCTGCTCTCAGCACTGTATTAATAACATCGATGCCTCTTAGTACTGAGAATCCCTTAGCTTTAAGTCCCTGAATCACTTCCGGCGCATCCCATACTTTCTCAGGTTCTACCGTCGCATAATAAATTTTCCATGCTGAAAATTCATCAAGGCGGACTTCTTTTTCTACTGGCGGAAGTTTTGGATTTGCTGGGTTTGGCATCATAACGGCTGCTTTTTTCCTTGCATCTAAAAGTTCTTCTTCTCCTAGTGGACGGATTTTAAAGTAAAAATAAACTTTGCCATTCCGTTTAATCTCAACAGTCTTCTGCATTTCCTCATCGTTTTTATAATCTGCTGCATGAAGCAGTCCCTGGATTAAATCAACTTCATTTTCTGCAGTTACCTGTATTCCATTCATTTTATCTGACATATCTTTTCTCCTCTCTTTTTCTTAGTTCAAACTTGCCCCTTCCGGCAATGATTTTAAAAATTCCGGTGTCTGGTTAATTACAAAACTCTGATGCCTTGTAATGATTTCTCCTGATTTCAAAGTCATCAGGTCAAAATCCCCATCCGGTACACATCCATTTAGTAAAAGACGCTGTTCTTTCCCATCTGCTGAACGCAGTGCGACACTCTGAAAATCATAGGATGGAATCACACCCTTTTTGACACTCTTAAGCAAAGGTTCCATAACCAGATCATCCCGCACAACAGCCTCTGAAAATGAGAGTGTAAACTTTACTTTATCCGGAATAGCATACTGCTGGGCAGTCCCGAGTGGTTTATATTCAACATTTCCAAAACTCGCTTTAATCTCAAATTCTTTTACTTCTGCAAGCAGTGTAGACACTCCTCCAAAGTTTACAAACAGTCTTCCGTCTTTCCCTGTCATAATGTTTCTATAATTTGTATTTGACATTTCTTTTCCTCCTTACGCTTCTGCTGAAAAATTAAACTGATAATTTAAATATACTTTTTCCAGGCTGTCCAGATCAGTGGCTGCAACAATAAAGTGCACATCTTCCGGTCCGTGCGGCTCCTGAGGGTCCTCATAGATATCTGCTCCATCCATAAGTTTTCCTTCTCTTGTCATCGCATCCAGCACATCCTTTGCCAGCTTGATTACATTTGCAATTCCGTCACTGTCACAATTGATTTTCCCAATAACCGGTGAAATAGTCCTGTGAAGACGATCAAACAATTCAAATCTTGTCTTTGTTCTTCTGATTTTTTTCCACCCTGCATCCTGATTTTCCTCTAATACATTCAGAGTATTGATCCCACTGTCAAACCAGACTTCTCCTTCCGGTCCCTGAGAAAGCATGAGCATTCCGTTCTCAATTGCCTGAATATATTTTTCTTTTGAGAGAATCTCCAGTGGTTCCACGGCATCTGCTATAACGGAATGTACAATAGACTGATTTGCCGGACAACTTCCGATAATTCCCGCAATCACAGTAATTGCTTCATATCCGTCAATTTTTTCTCCATTTTTATTTACAAATCCGGATCCAACATAAACGAAAGCTTCTGAATTAAATTCTTTCGCATGAGACATTCTCTCAGCAAAATCAACTTCCGCACTCTCTCCTACTACACAAATCCCTACGCACCCGTTACTCTTCATTCTCTGCATATAGGCTTTCAGCAGTGCATGTACTGCTGTGTCAGTTGTATCCGCAACTAATGCATTCCATGTATATGCTTCAAATGCTCCAAATGCTTCTTCATAATTTCCTGTAACAACCGTTGGATTTGTACCCGCTGTACTTTCTTTCTGTGATACTTGAGCCAGGCTATTCTTCTCTCCGTCTGCCTTAACTGCTGTAAAAACAGAAGATTTCTGGTTGATTTCTCTGATAAATGCATCTACTTCATTTTCGTCACTTCCAGTTTCATAGGTAAACTTCTCTTTTAGGGAACTTCCCTGATATATCGTCACTTCCTTTTTAGAGGAACTGGAAAGCGGCTGCTTCAGCGTTAATGAGAATACGAGTTTTGTCGGGTATTTTGTTTCGAGTGTCACCGCTTTCTCTCCCTGATCATCCATTAATTCCAAAATTCCTTTTGTTCCCTCTGAACCAAGTCTATATACATAGACCTTAGATGCCCCATTATCAAATAAATTAAGAACACCTTTTACTGTTCCGCCTGAACCATACATATCTTCCACAGTTTCTGCTTTCGTATGTACCTGTACGGTTCCCACCGGACCGAAGTCTGCCTGGATAGGAATCGCGAATACTCCATTGATTGCTTCCGCCACGGTTTTCTTTTCCGGAGTTGTGTATCTTCGATAAACCCCCGGTCTGATTTTTGTTTCTCCTGGATCATAAGTTCCTGTCATCATGTTATTGTACCTCCTTATTTTTAAAATCTTTTACTAATTTTTTAGCCTCTTTCAGCTCTGCCTCTGTTTTCCCTGCAAAAGTGAAAGCTGCACGAACCATGTCTGCTGATGCATCCAGACTTTCCGGATTTGACGCATATTCTTCTAAGCTATAAATCATTTTTTGCATTTTGATCCTCCTTAAAATTTACATCTTTTATTTTGGATACCTCTTCTTCCTTCTTTTGAACACCATACTGTCCTTTGACTAAAATTTGTCCATCTTTAAAGCTATCCGCATTATCTTTAAACGTTACCGAATCTATAAAAAACATTCCCCCGTCACTCATTTTTAACTTGTCTTTAAGGTTCAGCTGCTCGCAAATAGATCTGATCAGTTCTATGCTTTTTCCCTTTTGAGCTATTACATGAATTTTCACGGTTGCCGTCAGCCAGGATACCTCCCATGTATCATTATAGGTTCCGGGAAGAATATTCCCCAGACGGCAATAAACAGCTGGATGCTCGTCTGTAGCTTTCCATGTGGGACCTGTACTCTCCATTCCAGGTATTCTAATCTGATCATTCAACTCTTTCAGCCACTTCTGAAAAACAGCAACAATATCTGAATTGCCTGTGTCCTGTTTAAAAAAAGCTCCCGGCTGAAAACAAACCAAATATCCATTAGAATCCTCTCCAATTTCCGGCTTAATTGTTTTGGACCGCAACCATTTCATTCCTATTGTCATATTATCAAAAGAGAAAAAACAGTGATGAAATAAAGAAATTAATTCTCTCTCGAAATTTTCCCAGACGACTGTTTGATCCGGCTTACAGAACATCCTTATGGCCAGCCTTCCTGTAATGTCACCTTTCGGATCTGACTGAATAAGCAAATCATAAACAATTCTTGGGTAGATATCCCCCTCCCATAATTCGTCTGAATCTTTGGGTGCATTTCTTAAGAAAACTGCGGGTTTTCCATTATATTTTGCGAGATTCTCTATCATCCATGCGTTTTCAGTTAACCTCTGGTAAACAAGTTCATTCATAGATTCACCTCCTTTTTTATATTTACACCTGCCAAACTTACGTTCCCTTCTTGGTGTATTATTATCATAGCACTAATGCTGCGGACATTGTGGGCAAACTATTTATCTCCTATTTTTATACAGGGCTTTGCACGTTTTTCTTCCCGCATAAGTTCCTTTTCTCCAATTTAGCTGCTCCCAATATTTTTCAAGCATTTCCTGAGTTTTAGGACCCCAAATTCCGTCCTCTGAAAGTTTCATAAGACTTCCCTTATAACACTTATTTAAGTTAGCCTGAAGCCAGCATATTGCCTTTTTAGATGAACTGCTTTTTACTGTAGTATATTTTTCTTCTTTCTTTCCCTTTAGTTCTTCTCCAATAATTCCCTCTGCTATTGCTCTTGCCACGGCTTTATAACCAACTTTTTTATATAGTTTATAGTCATCTTTATCATCCACAAAACAGACTTCCACTAGAATTGCTTTGTTTTTTGTATGATTTAGATAATATAGACCGCTGGTTGTCTTAATTCCTCTATTTTTAAATCCAATCTTGTTCATATTATCTAATATTTT